GGTACATATTGTCGATTGGAATCCATTCAACAATAGGACGCTTTTGCTCTGGGTCAAAACGCCATTTTAGGTATTGTGAACCACCTAAAGGCAATTGTGTGAGAAGCTGTTCCATCTCATCACGATACTCTTCAACCTGCTCTGTCAACTGCCAGTTCATAAACGTTGTCTTGCGGTCTGCAATAGCCAAACGTTTCTTATCAGCAGGACTCTTTATTTCGGACTTAACAATGCCATCAGGAGGCAATAATTCTCTAGCACTTGATGCTGCGAAATCAACACACGCCTCTGCCATGACAGGGTGAACCACTTTACTTGCGCCATCGAATGTCGCACCACCTGGTGCATCCTTGCCAAGTCCGGTTCTTCTAATGCCATCTTCGTATTGTTTATCACGGTCTTTCCTTGACTCTTTATCAACTTCAATAGCTTCTAAGAACTCATCAGCCAACTCGTCCAATACACCTTCATCAAGGCTCTCTGCTAAGTTAGCATAGAACTCTGGCTTTTGGTTTGGGCCTTCTGTTGGTTTGTAGTTGATGATAACGGAACCGTCATCTAACTCAATTACTTCCTCTTCAGCTTGATCGTCATCCTCTAAACCCAATGATTCAGTAATACGATCAATTTCTTCTTGCTGTTGTTCAGACTTTTGAATATCCTCGTCTGTGTCTAAGCCTGGAAGATTAGATCCGTGTTGAATTGGAAGTTGTGGTTGTTGTGCCATATTTTATTTTGCTCTTCGTTTATTCCACGCGTCTAGTGTGGAGTCACCTAATTCAGATGGGGTTAGTGCTAAACTAATTGGGCCTAGTACACGGCTTAATGCGCCGCCTACTTTAGGAAGTGCCTTTGCTGCTTCTAACGCTTTTGGTGCGGCAGATTTTGCGCTCTTATATGTTGCATATGCGCCAGGTGCACCGAATGCAATATCCATTGCACCAGCGACAGGCTCTCCGTGGGCTACTTCATATATGCCTCTAGGAATTGCTAAAGGGTCTACAAACATTGAACCGTAATCCAAAACGTCACTTACTTGCTCGCCTTGTTTTCTAGCATGCAATGGAGTAGATCCTATTTTTTCCATTCCTGATGAAATAACGTCGGCAATTCGCTCACTTGTGTCTGGTGTTCTTGGTGCAAACTTTGGGGCCGTGTCATAGAAGTCTGGGTGGGACTTTGTATGTTCCCAAATCATTTGATTCCAGTCTGTGTCGCTGCCACCTTCTTTAAAGTGACCTGGTGTGTGGCCGTGTGCCATCATCATGTGACGCATATCATCTGCTGATATATGTCCGCCTGTCTTTTTCTCTGGACCCCACTCACGCTCACGCGCCAATGATGGGTACTCATTCTCTAGTGCAGTACCACGAGCTTTTAACGCTGATGGAGAAATGCCGGAGTCGATTGCGTTCTGTCTATATGCTGCAATCTCTGCTTCTTGTTCTTTTGTTGGCCTGCCTTTAGGGAAAGGTCTTTCGTTAGCAAACGCAGCGGAACCTTGTCCGGTGTAGTCGTGACCAACAACGTTCAAGTCAGCAATTACCTTGTTGATCTCGTCTTGGGTTGGCTCGCGTCCTAGCTTCTCTCTTAACAATGAACGGATGTTCATTGGCAACTTAGCATTCTCAATTGCCGCAGCACGTTCTGCAAAGAAGTCAGCAGATGGTGTTGTTGATTGTGTAGGTAGGTCACCTGCGCCAGTGCCAGAGTGGCCTTCGTAAATGCCCTTTTGCTCTAACGCTGCCTTATTAGCAACCAAGTCGTCAATGTTTGTTGTGAATGGTTTTTGATATGTGCCTGATGGTTTTCTACCAGTCATGGCTTCAGTTAAAAACGGATCACGGTCGTCAATAACTTTTAACTTTGTTGGCAATGACGCAAATGTGTCACCACCAATTTTTGTTTTTAATTGTCTTGTGCCAAGTTGATACGCCTCTTCACGAGCCTTCATGTTTTGTGGCGTCATGGCAAATGGGTCACCAATGTATCCCTTAGCATACTCTGGTGTTGTCAAACCCGCCGGACCAGGAGAAGCTCTATAACCATAACCAGCTTCGTCAACCAATAGGTTTGGGTGTGGTGTTGTTCCAGCTAAACGTGCTGGGTTTGTAGGAATGCCCTTTGATGTTGGCTTTGACATACCAGAAGCATGGAATTGAATCTGTGCAATTTCGTCTGGCTTTAGTGGACGGCCAAAGTGTGCCTCTGCTTTTTTAATTAAATCTTTAGCGAGCATTGCTGCTCCAGCTGATAATTGTGGCACGGCTTTACCTCCAGCAAGGTGGGGAATACCAGCTTGCTCGTATAGAATTTGAGTCGGGGTTTTTATTAGATTTATAGACATGGGTTTCTCCCTATCACTACTTATGCAGAAAACCCGCAAGATTTGCCCTTATTGTGCATAAGGGTTGTATCTTTGCTTCTTATCGTCGGAATAATCAAAATCACGAGCAGGCAGTGGGTCCAGCAATATCCAGCCAGAGTCACGCAGGACACGTAGCGCTTGCGATAGTGCGTCCACGTAGTCATCGTGTCCACCAGACTCAGGGAACGAACAAACTTGGCGCATAAAGCGTTTAGCCCACTCAGCCACCTCACCTGGCTTGTCTGGGTCCGCAGGCACGTACACTTTTCCCTTAGCAATCAAGGGAGCAACAATGTTCATACGCTGCACTTTGTCAGCTTTTCCAGGGTTATAGGCGCGAACTGGCAAATCGGCGCCCTGGAGTTCTTGAATTAACGAAATACCAGCGGACTTATCTTCCATTAAGATTAAATCTGCCTTTCTTCCCTTACCAAAGTCATTATCTGCGCCATAAACAACCTCTTTAAAGTCAGAAATTACTTTTTTACGTAACTCTGGGTAAGAAAGGTGTGCGTCCCAGCAATCTAGCAACATTAAACACGTCCCAACGTCTGCTTGTTCAAAAACACCCCAAATTTCACAAGCAGTTGGGTCATTATGTGTTTTTTCGCTGGTAGCTGGGTCATATGACGCAATAACATACTCCAAAGTAGGGGAGGGTTTGCTCGCGGGCCATAACTTAAACCACTTACGCTTCACAATACCCGCCTCTTCTGGGTCAAGAATTTCACCATAGATCTCTTGCTTACATAAATCGGTGCCTTCATACGTCTCTAACTGCTTGAAGAAGGTCTTTGATAGGTTTTGTTTGTTATCATATGACGAGGCGTTAACAACATACACGTCGCCACCAATTTTTCCCTCGTTAAGGTCAACGATCAGCTCTTTTGGCTTTGGTGTTGTTGTAATAATCTGCTGAACACGCTTGATGTCAGGGTGTTTCAAACGCAAAGTAAACTGTACGCCGTCATACGCCTCATCAAGGTAGTCAAATGCGCACAACTCGTCAAACCAAGCGCCGTGATATTGCTTACCACGATAACGTTCTGGCTCTGAAGCTGGAATACCTTGGATGATACTGCCGTTGATCAGTGTAATCTCGAACAATGACTTGTTGTAGTCCTTGATTAACGACTGAGGGATGATGTTCATCAGCCCAGAGTCACCCTCAAAACAGGTTGCCCTAATGTCATTCGAAGTAGGTGCAGTGACAAGCCATCGAGTTCCTGGATATTTCCAGGCCCTGATCCCAATCCAATGGGAAGCGGTGTGCGTCTTGCCAGATCCGCGGCCCGCCAGCATGAGAAACGTGTCGTACTCTCCGTCTTCGGGCTCTTTTTGGTGCGGGAGTGCTTGGAGTTCCCACTTGACACGCCAGAGGGCGCCTTCAAGTTGGGGCTTTGGCCAGTGCTTGTTGTTTTTGGCAAAGTCTGCTAGGACCTTTTCTTGTTGTTTAGTTAACATATGGGTAAAAATCCTTCTCCGACAAGGATTTGTGCGTCACTTTCTAGGTGGATACATGGTTTTGTGGGGATTTTCTCAACGCTTTTTACAAAACGCCGGTTGAAATACGTCTTTTTTGGATTATCTCTGTCACTTAACAGTAGAGTTTTGAATTTTAACACGTAAGAGTTGGTGTCCATGGGCTCATGCAGCGCGGTCTTGATGCCAAGTGACTCCAATAGGCCCTGCACTTTGCGAACGTACATGTAGTTCGCGTCCTTAAATGTGTATTCGTTCCTTGATTTTTGGTGTACTATGGCCTGTCCATCAAACAACCCATCCAATAAATCCAATCTTTGCTCAACACTGGCATCACAATAGTAAAACGGCAGGTCGGTTGGGATCTCTCTGTCAGCAAACAAGAAGCTGTCTCGGATAGATGGACGAAACTCCATGATCTGGTTTCTATTCTGCGCCTTCTTTGTGACGATCATGTAGCCATGTTGCCTAAATCTCTTTTGCAACTTCTGTAATGACATACTGCCTAACCACATCTTGCCGGTCTTTGTGATCCTAGCTAACCAAATTCCAAAGATGTATGGAGGAACTGGCAGGTCACGGGCTGCATATCTTACTGGCTGGCAGTTCTGTATAGAGTATTGCTGCCTGCCATCGTATGCCTTCAGTGAGTCTTCACTCAACTCTTCAGAAGTCTTCACAACCAAGGGACGGGTGAACTTCTTTGTCCTCTGTCTATTCTTTCTATTTTGGTATTCTCCCAATCTATCCCGGTAGTGTTTTGTCTCCAGGTGTAGTTTGAGGTTACCATCTCCCTCAACAGCCAGTCCGTCATCTAACTCAATACGGTAACATTGCAAGGGAGTGTATTCTTGAATCACCTTAATTTGTTGTGGCATTCCTCCCTGGTTAAATACCCAGTCGCCAACCAATAACTGATTTGCCTTGACCCAACCGTTTGGTGTAGGGACAAGGGTGTCAGATAGTATCGCCATTAAGATGATATGATTTTTCTAAATACTGCCTTAACATCGAAACACACAGGACCCGCGTGCTCGATTGCCAACTCCAACTCTTCCAAGTCTAACTCATAGCCAAGTAACAACTCAACATAGTCCTCTTCCGTCATGTCACCATATTGCTGCTGGTCATTGTGGCACTTCTTGATCTGGTTGATTGTTCTTTGGATTCTTGGCGCCAGGTCAGAAAAGCCCGGTGACTTCCTGTCTGTCTTCCTGACATACTTAGCCTTTTTATCTAACTTATCCTGGCCCTTAGCTTTTAGTAAAGCGTCAGGACTTAGCCAACGTTCTAAAAAGAAACCGTTGGCCTTTACTTTAGCAGTGTAGTTAAAAAACACGAAGCCGTCATTACGAACATCTCCGCGCTTAAATGGTTTTTGTGTAGTTGGGTTGATTCTCTTCATATAACTACTTATGCAATTCTCGGTACACATCAGCCCTTTTTAACAAAATATCGGTACACATTTGTTGGCTTGTAAGCAAGTTGTAAGCATCTCGGTACACATGTATCGAGACGAAGGAAATTATCGGTACATGTGCCTCTTCGTCTCGGTACAC